GCGGTTTCTACCCGTCAAGATTTTATAGTCGCCGTGAGGCGTCTATCTGCGGTCCTCAAAACATGAGGTCCCGGACTGGCGCTTGTAGGTTCCTGTGTGACTGATCGTCACATGGTCAACCTTTCGGCGTAGGCTGCGGTTCGCGTTCCCGCGAGCCGCGAGAGGTGACTTCTCCTTCTCAGTAATAAGAAGGGGGTCCGGAATGTCAACACGCAGCAGGGCGTCTAACGACGCTTGCGTACGAGTTGGCATATCTTGCAGATGATCTGTCCGATGGTAATAAACCATCTGTAGATCACCTCCACGAAGGCGAGACCAAACATAGGGTTCATGGCGTGTTTCCTTTCTCGTATCAGAAATTAATCTGAGATACGAAAACCGGAAAACGCCATGGCCGATATGCTTGGGCATCGCGGTCTTCGCACGACGGAGAAAACTCCAAGTCGTGAGAGTCGGACATTTGATACCTGAATCGTCGGGATGAGAGCACGGGACAAGTTTGCACTTGCCGGTGACTGACTCAATTTCCGACGTCAAGTAATCAAGAGTCAACCCTATCTCATACTCTGACCATCTCGCCAACAGACCGTTGACGAACTTGTAGAGTATGGCCTCGTAAGCTTTTCCGCTTACGGATGCCGACCCATTCCTAGGCTGGAATGGGCGTACGTCCACCCCGTGGTAGTAATCACCACCACAGGACTCCCTGAAATTGCCTTCGTGAAAGGTCTTATCAAGATTAATCACGAAGCCAATCCGCTGGAAATGAAGCACTACCTCAGTATGCATACGCGACGAGTAAATTAAGTCGTCACCGTATACTGAAATAGTGCGGCGATCGAGACCATGAAACATGATCGTCTCGATGCCCTTCAGCAGAGCCAGGAAGACCAACGTCTGAAGCGGAAAAGTGTACCCAATACCCATAGTGCAGAAAGTTTCTGAAACTATGGTGTTACCATTGGGTAGAAGTACGGATCCAATGCGTGACCGGTCAAGAATATCGAACCAGTCAGGCGGAAAGATCCGCTTCACAAGTGCTCGGGTGATGCTATCCGATGCACTCGACAAATCTGCAGTGACAGCTAAACCATGCTGTGATGCAGATCGGGCTAAGTACTTGTGTCTCTCTTGGAGAGTCGCAATGTCATAGCCTTTCCGTTTCAATCTCTTTCGAATAATCTCGCCTAACCCATAGCTCATATATGAGCCAATGGTGGTATTAGGCATGATCGCTCTAAGAGATTTGAACGTCTTGGGGACTAGCGTCAGTTTCAGCGAGCTAACTTCATGGTAGGTTGGGCGAGAACGCTCTTCCTTTTGCTTCTGCCAATATTCTTGAACAGAAGGTATAAGGCTCATTTCTGAGTCAAACCATGCAATTTGCTCTGAGGAACCGGAAATTGGAAGTTCCCAGCGTGCCGCTTCGCAAGCGTCACGCGCAGGGATTCCAACCGATGCCCGCCTTCCGAATCTACAAAGGTTGCGATGTTCTTCATCGCTGTACGGTCCCAAAACGTGGGACACGTAGGCTGCTGCGTAATCAAGGATCCATTGCGTTGATGCAGGCAATAGATCCAAGTTGACATCAGCAACCCGACTTTGAGTGTCGAGAAATGACTTAATTGCCATTTCTTGTAGCTCGCCGTCGCTATGGTAATCTTTCGAGAACCTGTACCTTTTTAGAAGACTTTCAATCTGATACACGGCTTTGAACTGAACCGTGCTCATTTCGTTAGTCAGCGTAGTGCCAAGTTGACGTAACCCTGTGACGTCGCCGCGATGAATCATCGCTAAGCGACCGTCAGACAAACAGGGTTCGTTCAAGTTGGTTCGGAAGTCCCTGATAAGTGATGATGCTACATTAAGCATCATCTGGTCGACCGAGTGTCGTTTCTTCGGTCTTCGGCATTTCGTCATAATCTTCTCCTATTGGTTTGTTAGAGAAGGACGACCGGTCGCTATGACATAGCGCCGGAGCCCCAGAATGCATCCGTATCCGCATCTACAAGTAGCTGAGCGCCGATCTTATTCATCTCGGCACATGCTGCTGCAGAAAGGCTCGGATGCACTTCACGTTCGATTCTGATCACGTTGAAAACAACCTGACCAGAGCTTAGAACAAGAGGCACTGTGTAACTAATGCTTTTCTTGTCCTTACCGTACGTGGCGGTCTTCTGATCGAGAGATGGCTGACGATACTTCGCAGTCACCTGACGTCGTGTTTGATAGTCGGCATCCGCCGGTACAATCAAATGAAGACCATTCTGGATGGTAACCGCATCATCTGCGAATACCAAGGCTGTGCCACCAGTTGCACTTATCGTGGCTGAGGCGAGTAGAGACATTGATTTCAGTCCCATGTGATAGCCCTCCTTCGGGCGGGTGTCTAATGAGCTAGCTTCTTTAGTGCATTCAGAATAGAATTGCACGAAAGGGCCAGACCATCGACGGCATGTAGCTTTGATATCGACCTAGATGTCAAAGCTGGGAGTGAAGGTAGCTCCTGGTTGCAAGCACGGTGATACGTCATCGTAGTACGAATTGACGAACCAGCCGTGCCTGAGACAGACGCCGTTGCGGAGACCGGGGTTAAGGATGGTATAGACCAACTACCATTATAAACCGAGGTCACCCAATTACCTTTTACGGTAATCCCTGGGACAGGTGTTACAGCCTGTAGCCAGTCACCGACGTTGACAAACCAGTCAACTACAAACGAGTACGGCGTGAGCTCCCAAAGCGTCCTTGGAACATCACTCGGTCTAAGACCGAGCGTTGTTAAAAGCGCTTCGGAGGTCGTTCGATTTTCGATATCGAAGATCACGCCGCTGTGAACCGAGGCTTCTTTCTTGATAGCCAAGGTGCCGGAGTACCCACAACGGGGTATGTTGCCGGTATTCGAAATAGCCCGAGTAAGTTCTTTCTCGAGGTTCATCGAATACCTAGCTACTGATCTCCTCTTAATGGTGGCCAACTTCTGCATCGATTGCTCGACTACAGTGTCGACATCCATCATAAGAGGTCTCCATGCATACCGATACTCAAGCCAGGCGTCTTTAGACGCACGGATGAGTTCGGAAGGTCGCACGGAGGTCTTCCGCCTGAGCAGTTTCTTGCGATGCTTTAGCATCTTAGAGATCAGCTCGGATGACTGGCGGAAGGGGTGCCGGATGGTGGATATAGTCTCGTTTAACGAGCCTAGGATCTCACCGGCGAGCAGCGGCGTAGAGTTCATTTTGGCGTATACTTTCACCAAAACGGCGCTACGTGCATCGAGCAATAAAGGCTCGAAGTCCAGCTGGTCGCTTTCCAGTGCTTCGACGAAGCAGGCGACGTCACCAGTTACATCGTTACGATCCCCAGCAGGGTATCTAACGGTGTATGACGCTGGTGAATAATCTCTGCTCGTGCGCTTCAGAATACAATCTCCGAAGACTAATTCACGGTTTCTACGCATATTCGCGTAATTACTGTGAAGTTCGTCTTCAATCCAATCGTCTGACCCCACAGATCCGGGGTCATAGTACTGGGTCGAAGTGTTCACATTGAGCTTAGTGTAATACTTTACAGTAGCTCGATCTGAAGGGATTCGGAAATTGTTC